TTGCTTCACGTGAAAAAGATAAATTAAAAGTTTATAAAAGATTTGAACATTTGAGTAAAAAAGCAGAAGAAAAAAATCAGTTTGCTGCCGCGGTCAATGCAACTTTAAGATCTGGTCAGATGTCTGGATTTTTTGAAGACAAGAGGATAATACAACACTTAGGTTTGGAGGGTATGTCACGTGAACAACTTGAGCGCAGGCTTGAAGAGCTTGAAAACAAAATCGAAAACTCGAGGAACATTATTGACGTCACGTCAGAGACAGTTATTGAAAAGTCCTAAGTGGGAAGATTTCATTACAGTTTTTAACGAGATTCATAATACACCTAAAATTTCTGCAAATGTTGGTATAGTTTCAATATCAATAAAAAAATAATGCGTAATAAGTCTAAATACCCACTTGTAAAAGTTTTGTGGGTAGACATTGTATCTGATTCACATTGGAAACCAATTACAGATTTTGAAAAAGAAAAGTTACCCGTTTGTGTCACCGTGGGTTATTTATTTAAAAAAACTAAAAAATTAGTTTGGATTTTTAGTGATTTTAGTGTTGGTAATAGGGAGATTGATGAGGTTGGCAATACAACGATTTTGCCTCTTTCGGTGGTCATAAAAATTGAATTCTTGACTTGATAATAATGGCAAAAAAAAACGAGTCAAACTTGTGGAATTTTATTTCTAAAATTGATGAAGATTGGCATTTAACTCGCATAGAATCTAATACTTTTAATGGCATTCCAGATGTCAATTGTTTCGTCGATAGACAAGAATTTTGGCTAGAACTCAAATCAAATGACCTCAAGAATTGTGGTCTAAGCAAGTGGCAAATTAATTGGCATTGCAAAAGAATTAAGTTAGGTGGTTTTGTTTTTATCTTGAATCGCCCCCTTGCGTCGAGAGCCGTGAAACTTTTGGCTCTGAATCCCGTTTCCCGTTTCCCGCAACTGCTACGCGAAGAATCCTTCAGTAGTAGTGGCATCCGGATCCTTCTCCGGCATGCGGCTGCCGTTTGCCGTGCTTCTCGCTTCCCGTTTCCCGTCACGAGCTCCACGAAAGATTGCTCTATAGTCTAGAGTCTACTTCACCGGACTCCAGGAGAAGACGGTGTTGCAAAAAAAGCTTTGATAAACTATATTGAAGTGGGGTGTGGTTACCTTTTTCCTTTCTCCCACACCCTATTATCCCGCTTCCCGTTTTCCCGCTTCCCGTTTCGAATGCCAGCTCTGTTTAGTTTAAGCTCTAGTTAAGATCTCCCTGGAGCCGGATGCGGGTGGGAAGGAGCTGGAGACGGCAGATGTGGTTCATATGGTAAATAAAATTTTTTTTAGTTGCTTGACATAAAAAGAGAATCATCTTATCTAAATGGGATAACGAAAGGAAACAAATGACTAAAAAAAATAATGAACAAGCCTTCACGGATAAACTAAGTGAATATGGTTTTAAGAAAAAACCTACATCAGAAGATGGAGTTCAAATGTGGGAGATGGATCCTTCTAAATTAAGAAAGAAAAAAGAAAATGAACAGGAGGAAAAATGAGTACAAATGCAAAAGAAGTAATGTGGAACGAGAAGAAGTACGTGATCCCTTTCGACGTGAATTTAGAATGGGATAAAGGTCAGATGATAGAAGTTCAGAATCGTTTCGGAGGTGGCAGTTGCAAGTTGCCGTGGTTCGCGGTTGCTGTTTACGATCTCATTATGGGATCTGAAAGATTCGAAGACTGGAAGACTCATCGTGAAGGTCTCGACTGGTTTATTGAAAATTTTCCGTCTGAATATATGGTTCTTCTAGATTGATATGTTTTGGCTGTTGGTGTTCCTACTACTCTTCCCGAGAGTAGTGGGGACGATTCTACTTATAATTGTATTATCTATCATTAAGCTTATCACTTGATTCCCGCCCCGTCCCGCCCCGCCCGCGTTTACGCTACAAGCTAAGTAATTAGTTAAAGCAGCTGAAGGCAGCGTCTCCAGGGGAAAGTGGTGGTGTTTATTAGGGTGGTGGTGGTTAGATTGTGAATAAAAAAAAATGTTGAATGTTTTTTTTTATTTTTGAATGATTCATTATAAACAAATAGAAAGGACTACATTATGGGTTTTGACTTATACGGAGTTAATCCGAAAATCAAAGAGGGTACGGCAAAACCAAAAGCAATAGATTGGCGAACAACAACAGATGAAGAGAAACAAGAATACTTTGAAGCTGTTGAGAAGTTTGAAGAAACAAACAAAGGTGTTTATTTTAGGAACAATGTTTGGTGGTGGAGACCTCTCGCCAATTTTATATTTGAAGAAACTAAGTGCGTTGAAGAAAATGAAAAAGATAATTGGCATTTCAACGACGGTCATTTAGTAAATGAAGAGACCGCGAATATGATAGCACAGCAATTAAAATACTTAATCAAATCTGGTCGAGTTGATGAGTATTGCGTTTATCATTCAAAGAAAGTTAAGGAAGCCAAAAAGCATAATAAAAAACTTGAAGTTTTATTTAATGATTTGAAAAAAATAGTTATTAAAAAAACTGGGATTAAAGATATTGCTCCAAGAGATTATCCTAAGGAAGAGAAAGAAATGTGGGACAATATTTATTCGCAAAGGCAACCCGTTGAGAATTATCCCTTTTCTAAAAAAAATGTAGAGGAGTTCATTGAGTTCGCTGAAAATTCTGGGGGCTTTAGAATTAGTTAAATAATTTAGGGACGGGCTAAACCCCGTCCCGCCCCGTCCTTGAGTTCGTTATTTTTTTTTTAATTAAATTCAATCCGATTCCTACCACGGCAGCTAAGCTCTGTAAAAATTTTTTTGTTGCAAGATAATTTAAAGTTGCTAATCTAAATTCAGAAAGGAAAAACAAATGACAAAAATAGTAAAAATAAAATCCAATCCAAAAGCTGTCACAATAAAAGAAAAAAAACTTTTATTAAACTTTGGCTTTATGAAGGATAATATTAAAAACTTAAAAGAGCAGTTGGAACTAATGAAAAATGAAATTGCTTTAGTTTTTGATAGAATAAAAACTAACCTAATTGTATTAGTTGATACTGATACCGACTACGAGGGTTTTGCACAAAAGATAAATCGTAAGTTAAAACGATTTGATGTGACAAAATTCAAAGAGGAAAACCCACAGCTATATGAAAAATATTTAGTTGAAAGTTTTTCTGTAGAGTATAAGGTGGAGTATAAACTAAAAACGAGAGAGGAAAAATGAGCAATCTCATAAAATTTGTTCAGTCTCAAATAGAGAAAAAACAAAATAATGACATTGAACAAACTTGCATAAATGCAATTGATACAAAATTAAATTATCAATTTATGTATAAACAATTGGAAAGTGCAGTCGAGGAAATATTAATTAAGTATCCAGATGACCCAGTTGTAAATGAATTGAGGGCTAACTTAGTTAGAAATTTAAAGCCCATATTAGAGATAATGTTAGGTAATCAATAAGGAACCTTATCCAATAAACGCGGAAGAAATATCCGCGTTTATTAAATTATTTATTAAATATAATATAATTACTTACTTCGCATCCCAGAACCTCGGGAAGCTGGAAACCATCACCGATATCTTACAACCTATAGTCGCAAGGCTCAATAGATAGTATAACATAAACAATTTTATACAATATGTTGATACGCCGATACAACCTACAGTACGTTTTTTTCTTGCATGTTTAGTCAACTTTTATACGCGTATAGATTATGTAAACATTTCAATTTAATATAAGGCTCATGCAATTATCTTTTGTAACTACTGATGAATTAAGAAAGAAAGTAGAAAAAACATATTTAACTCACATAAAGACTTGCCAAGATAATTTTTTATATTTTGTAAAAGAAGTCTGGCCAGATTTTATTTATAAAAAAGAATTTGATAAAAAGAAATGGGGACATCATCAAATAATTGCAAATGAGTTTACTAATATCGCATTAAACAAAAAAGGAAGACTCATAATTAATATGCCTCCAAGACACACCAAGTCTGAATTTGCATCGTATTTATTTCCAGCTTGGATGATAGGTAACTATCCAAAGATGAAATTAATGCAAGTGTCTCACAACGCAGAACTTGCTGTAAGGTTCGGTAGTAAAATACGTAACTTAATGGAACAACCTATCTATAAAGAAATTTTTGGTGATGTGAAATTAAGAGAAGACTCAAAAGCTAAAGGACGTTGGGAAACAAATCATGGT